AAAAACCCCCTACCCAGCCCAGTTGGTAGAGTATATAGAGGGAGAGGCACCTAAAAGTAATGAGTGGGTGAGAGACGAGATGAATAGGCTTCAGAAATGGTTGGATAAAGAGTACGGGATAGATGCAGCCCACAAGGATATGGTAGGCCCACATGATTTTATAGGCGGTAAGATTATAGACTTACAGGGGTTTAGGTTTGGTAAAAAGTATAAAGAGAAAATTGTGGAAAAGATTAGGAATTGGGGTAAGTATGGCAAGAGTTTTTACCAGTCGGTACCTAGCCTTGGCATCACTCCTAAGCCGAGGGATACCGAGAGTAGAATTGTGGATATGTGTTTGGATAAGTTGGATTTCAAAGGTAAGGATGTATTGGATTTAGGTTGTAATGGCGGCGTATTCTGCAATTATGTTTCTAGCAGAGGGGCTAGGAGAGTGCTGGGGGTGGATGAGAAAAGTATCATTAAAGCGGCCCATTTGCTAAGTACACATGAGGGGTGCTATAATATAGATTATCTTGCAGCGGATTTGAGTAAGGAGGAGATTGGTGGGCCATGGGATTATACATTTTTTCTTTCTATGAATGCCCATATAGGTTTACCACAGTGGGTTGTAGATAATACAAAGTTTTTAATATTTGAAGAGAACGCCATGGCGAGCAAGTACAAAACTGATTGGTGGATAGAGAGGCTAAAGAAAGATTTTAAGGAAGTTAAATTGATTGGTCATACAAAAGACCACAATCCGAAGTACCCCAAAGCTATAATTTGGGCTAAGAAATGAATGTTTGTATTTTAGTCGATAAAAATCCCTCCGCTATCTATAACCTAGCGACAGGAATCAAAAAGTACAATCCCCATTGGAATATTAGAATTACACCATTGCACCCCAAACGACCCAGTGTAGAACAGGTTTCACAATTACATAAAGACTTAACATGGGCAGATGTAGTGGATGTAGAGTATTGGAAGTCCGGGGAGAAGGCTAAAGAGTTGTATCCCGACCTTTGGGGTAACAGAAGAAAGATACTTTGCCACCACAACCCGTATGACTTACATCAAAAGGATTGGAAGGATTATAAGTTAGTTGTAGTTAAGAACCAAACACAGCATGCAGAATTGCCAAACTCATATGTAATTCCTCATACAGTGGACTTGAAGTTTTTCAAATACAATGCCAGCTATACTAGAGAAAAGGTTGTAAACATGGTGGCGGCAAGGATAGAGGGCAAGAAGGGTATTTTGGAGGTTGCCAAAGCATGTAAGGAACTTGGCTATAAATTAAAGTTGGTGGGAAGGATTTCAAAGAGAGAATATTTTGAAAGAGTAATGCGGGAAGGCGGAGACGCTATCAGATTTTATGAAAATATTAGCGATGAGGAATTGAGAGATATTTATTACAGTTCTGCTATTCATGTTTGCAACAGTATTGATAAATTTGAAAGCGGCACAATGCCGATTTTGGAAAGCATGGCTTGTGGTGTTCCTGTACTTACAAGAAATATCGGGCATGTGCCTGATAATTACAATGGCAAGAATATGGTTGTGCGTAAAGGTGCATCAGATGATATCGAAGATTTAAAAAACGAGTTGAAAGCATTGATGGATAACTTGGATTTGCGAATGAAGATGCGACAAAATGCTTGGGAAACAGTAAAGAACTTAGGACATGAGAGGATGGCTAGGATGTATTCTAAAATATATTACAAGATTGTTGGTGAGAATAAGCCTTTGATATCCATAATTATGCCTACGAGGAACCGCTCAGACACGCTTATTCAAGCATTGGCCGCCGCCGCTACCCAAGACTATCCTAATTTGGAAGTTGTTGTAGCGGACTCCAGCGATGGTGGGGGCAAGGATACGAGAAATATTATATATGAGGTCAAAAAGCTAACCAAAAAGAATATTAAGTATATTTATTTTGACGCCCCAAAGGATGAATATACTTTGGCGGAAGCTAGGAATAGGGCGGTTATAGAGGCGGAAGGCGAGTTTCTATTATTTTGCGACGACAGATTAGCAATGGATAAAGATGCCGCAGAGAATTTCTATGGGGGGTCGAAATTAAAATCTTGGTGTTGGGGTACAAAAGATGGTTATCAAAAGGGATTTGTGGAAAACTTTAGTTTTATACGAAGAGAGGATTTTATATATGGGGGTATGTTCAATGAGCGAATGGATGGGTATGGGGGTATGACGCAAGAGATTAGAACGAGGTATCAAAAACAGGAGATTACATTCGTTGGCGTTCCGATTTGTAATGCCAAGCAGATAAGGAAAGCTAGTAGTAAGAGTGCGAAGAGAGAGTCTATTATAGAGATGAAATTACGGTTGTGGAAAATGTATGGATAAATTAAAGATAGCATCATATCCCTGGCATGTTGCACACCAGCACGAGCTTGCCAAGTTACCATTTATAGGTGAATACCATATGCTGAGGAATTTGTACCGTACTTGGGGTGAGACTCACCGCCCATTTCCCGCTAACGCTAAATGGGTTACAGATTATACTGATAACTACGATCTGATGATTGCTCATATAGATCAGCAATCTATCTATGACCGAAAAACAGACGATCGTATTTCAAAGGGGAGGTTGTTTACAGAAGCTGTAGCGGCTTTTAGAAAGTATAATCCGAATAAGCCAATCGTTGTGATAAACCACATGACTCCGTTTCACGATAAATATGATAGCCCTGTGGTTATAGCCAAGATTAGGAAGATGGTAGAGGGGTGTCATATGGTGGTCAATTCTTATCAAGCGGCCGAACAGTGGGGTTGGGGTACGCCTATTATACATGGGTTGGAGGTTGACGAGTGGTATGATTTACCAAAGGAGCCTAGGGTAGCGATTGTACTAACTCCAGCGGGGATGGACAAGGCATACAGAAGGATATTCTTAAGTCATGTTCTAAGATATTTAGGTGAGTATCATGTACCGTACGAATGGGTCGGTCAGACCATAAGGTCGTTTCCGAGCTTCGAGGAATATAGGGACTTTATAGGGCGTTCCTTGGTATTTTTTATGCCAACTTGGCAAAGCCCAAGGCCTAGGGCTAGGACTGAGGCGATGCTTTCTGGATGCTGTATTGTTACGACACCATACCATACTTGGAAAGCACCAGATGATAAAACATCGTTTTTTACGCACGGCGAGACTGGTTTCTTAACATCTAAGTTTCAGTTTAAGGACCCTAGGATTATTGATAACCCAGAGGAGACGGCCAAACTTCTGAGGAGATTAGTTTTAGAAGACCCCGATGAGGCATACAGAGTTGGACAAGAGGGTAAAAAGTTAGCACGAAAGCTTTTCAATAAAAAAGCCTTCGCTGAACAATGGGAAAATCTGCTACAAAAGATTCTTTAACGAGAGAACAAATAGAGCGTGAATTCTTGGAAAAATCTAAGGCTGTGTATATAGCTAAGGCTATGGAGGCACGGCTACAGAATAAGCTTTTAACTAGGAGAAAGTTAAAGGGTATATCTCCCACCGATGATGAAAAGAAGCTCTTAGAAGTAAGCGGTGATCAAATAGATACATATAATGAGTTGATAGATTTGTGCGATGAGTTATTAAAATGAAAACGAATAGATATGAAAAAGCTTAGTGTCCGCTGGCTAACAATGGAAAAGCATGAGAACAGACCACTAAACTCTGTTGGGTCGAGTCGTATTAGAGGTAGGTGGCTTTGGGAACGCTTTGCTGAGGATGCTGTTTTTGAGCAGGGTGGGGAGTATATGATGGGTGAGAAGGCAGATGTAATTATTTTCCAAAAAGCATATTGGCGTGGAATGTTAGAAGAGTTTGAGGGGATAAAGATATTTGATTTATGCGATCCCGATTGGTTGGATAAGAGACCTGTTGTGGATGTGGCTAATTATTGCGATGCTGTGGTTACATCTACAGAGCCGTTGGCAATGTATATGAGGAAGGTAGTTCCTAACAAGAAGATTGTATGTATTCCAGACAGAGTAGAGTTGGCGCCAAATAGGCCAATAAAGGTACATAGCGGGGAGCTCAAGAGTGTTGTCTGGTTTGGGTATGTTAATAATGCTAGGAATTTAGACTACTGTTTAGAGGAGTTGAAAAATAGGGGAATTGCTCTTACGGTTATTGCAGAGCGTGAGTACAAACCAGAAATACATATTAAATATAATATTAAGTTTAAGAAGTATAATCAAGACACTATTTATGAGGATATTGTGAAACACGATGCGGTTTTGTTGCCTAAGCGGAAGGATTATAGAGGTAGATTTAAATCGAATAACAAAATAATACAGAGCTGGGAGCTTGGTATGCCTGTTATCCTCGAACCAGGGGATTTTGATAGGTTTAAGAGTTCTGAAGCTAGGAGGAAAGAGTCTGGAGAGAGACTCAGAGAAGTACACGAGCATTACGATGTGATGCAAAGTGTAGTAGAGTACAAAAATCTCATTAAGGAGGTGAGAAGTGAAAAGAAAGGTAGAGATTAAGGAGATGCCCAGCAAGGCTGTGTTGGAGGCTTTTCTGAGAGGTATGCTGGGCGGTCGTGCGACTGTGCTCTTTCTCAAGGATCGGGGCAAGTTTGTTACCTTGAAAGGGAGCGTTGTTGAGTTTGATAAGGAGAAGTAGCCCCGACTTCTCCTGAAGTTTTATGGAGTTCGAAGCAGAGATAAAAGAGGTAAAACAATTAAAAACGGTGTCTCTAGATAATGTTTATTCTGTGAGATTAATAACTGATAATCCTGATATTATGGACTTGGGTAAATTATCGCCAGAAAGTACCGTTGTTGTGGTGATTAAACCTATTAATGTAGGTAGCTATGCCGAAACTGTCGAAAGAACTACAAAGAGAGCATAGGGCTTTAATTTTAAGGGAGATTGTAAGAGACCCCAATGTAAGTATAAACGAGCTGTCCCGAAGGCTGAGCCTAAATCAAGAGTATATTGCTAAACATTACAAGAAGATTAGATTGTCTCGGGCCAAGAGGATAAACAGGCAAACCATTGAGGTGGAAGTTGCTAAAACGGAGGAGCTGTTTAACGAGCTTGCCAAGGAAGCTTTTTATATTTTGAGAAACGGGAGAAACAATAATGAGAGGATCGCAGCTATTAGAACAATCGGCACCTTGGCCAAGGATTTGCTGAATATCAAGTTTGACGCTGGTATTTTTGAGCGGAAGCTTGGTGAGCTAAAAACTGTAACCTTTGAGCAGGTGCTACAATTGATATATGACGGCAGAGCAAGTGAAGAACCTCCTAAAATCGAAGGATGATCCTGTATGGTTCGCTACTAATTTCTTTTCTATTGAGCTAGAAGAATATCAAGAGAGAGTACTCAGAGCTATTGCTAGGAGCAATAAGGTGGGTTGGCGGTCAGGCCACGGTGTTGGTAAAACTACCACCGCTGCTATTACTGCTATTTGGTTTCTACTTACCCGCCCCTATTCAAAAGTTATCACTACAGCCTCATCTTGGCGGCAAGTATCCAAGGTACTATGGCCAGAGATACATAAGTGGTTGAGGAATGCTGATTGGGATTTTATAGGCAAACCTACAAAAATGGAAACATTGAAGTTAGGGATAGAGATAGGGCCTGACTGGTTTGCTACTGGTGAGGCTTCTGATATACCAGAGAAATTAGAGGGGTTTCATGCCGATTATATTCTATACATAGTTGACGAGGCGAAGATTGTGCCCAAGGAGACGTTCGAGTCAATAGAGGGGGCATTAACATCGGGCAAAGAAGCTAAAATGTTAGTTATATCTACCCCACCACCTGAAATGGCGGGTTACTTTTATGAGGTGTTTAGCCGTAAAAGGTTAGGTTTTGAGATATTTCACACATCGGCAATAGATTCAAAGCGTGTTAGTAGGGAGTGGGTAGAGTCGAGGAAGGCTGAATGGGGTGAGGATAGCCCAGTATATCAGACTAGGGTTTTAGGGGAGTTTGCAGAGAGCGGAGAAGATAATCTAATACCATTGAAATGGATTGAGGCGGCTGTGAATAGAGATGTAGATACGGGCACTGTTGAGATTGGTGGTGATATTGCTCGCTTTGGCAGCGATCGTACAGTGATAACAGTTAGGGATGGTAAGAAGTTGGTAGCTATTCAGAAGTATTCAAAGGAGGATACAATGAAAACCACGGGGAGGTTTGTAGAGGCTATCAAAAAGTATAAACCAGAGAATATAAAGATTGATGTTATTGGTATTGGTGCTGGTGTGGTAGATAGGTTGGTAGAGCAGGGATATGAGATTGACGCTGTAAATGTGGCCGAGAAGGCAGATAATACAGAGAAGTTTCTTAATCGCAGAGCGGAGCTTTACTGGGGGTTAAGGGAGCGGTTTCAGCAGGGTGATATCTCTATCCCAGACGATGAGAGCTTGATTGGTGAGTTAGCTAACATTAAATATGAGTTTACTAGCAGGGGGCAGATAAAGATTGAAGCTAAAGAGAAGATGAAGAAGCGTGGTATGCGTTCACCCGACTTAGCGGATGCCGTAATGTTAGCCTTTGCTAAGGATGTGGGATCAAGTGTTGACATGATGGTATTTTAGGTATATATTATTCATGTAGTTGGCTAATGAGAGATAGCTATATGATGTGGCAAAGAAAAAAGCATTAACAGAAACACCCCAGTTATCACATTCGGCTGTATTTGGCCTTGATGTTCCCCCTGCGAAAAAAGCTAAAGATTATCTAGAAGCGTATAGATCGTGGGTTTATGCCGCTGTAACTAGGATTGCTGATCAAGTAGCGGCAATGAACATCAGCATGTACAAGGTGAAGAAATTAAGAGGGGGTATGGAAACGGATACGGTTGATGAGCACCCCGCATTATCCCTTCTAGCCCACGTGAACGACTTTACCACCCAATCTCAGTTGTTTGGTCTAACACAGATATATCTTGAGCTAATGGGAGAGGCTTATTGGGCAATGATTAGAGAGGGTGGGGTAATTACGGATATATGGCCATTAAGACCCGACTGGATAAGGATTAAACCATCGAAGAAGACGTTTGTAGACCATTACCTATACAGACCAGCCGGAAGCGGTAAGGAGGTTAGGTTAGAGAGAGAGGATGTAATCCCATTTAGATATTTAAACCCCCTGAACCCATATAGAGGTAAGGGGCCTGTACAAGCAGCCGCATTCCCTATTGATATCAACGACTTCGCCGCACAGTATCAACGAGCCTTTTTCTATAACTCCGCTATGCCCTCGCTTGTTTTTACCA